AGAACAGCAATGAGTTTATCCGAATGAAAAATAGAATACCAGAGCAAATACGCGCAAACTGAAATAGACTTACCAGATTGTCGACAAGCAAGAACAACATTAAATCTATTCTCATTGAAAGATTTAAATAGCTTTTTCTGATAATCATATGGCTTAAAGTATACTAAACCTTTATCAATATGAATAATCTTAATATAGTTCTCAACAAAATAATCAACTGATTGTTTACAACGTACGTATTCTTCTAGTTCTTCTTGCGTAAAAGAGTGTTGAACACCATCTCTCTTAACAGAAATATTGCCCAAATAGCCTTTATGCTGGTCGGTATTTTTTTCTAGATTAATCTTCGGTTTCATCAAAATCTGCGTCAATTATTTCATTACGTACATTATCTATAGCAGAAAGAAGTTCTTGAGTTGTGCCTTCAAAGGCTACTTGAGGTGATTCATTTTCCTGTAGCAATTGCTTAGGACGATCTGCTGGTGAAGGTCCATCCTGAGTAATAACTTGCATTTTTCTCTGCAGATCAACCAACTTACTATTTATATCCGCAGTATGCTTAATGCCATTAAAAAGAACTTCATATGCTCTTGGGTGTTCTGCGTCTTTTGAAAGCTGTTGCAAATCCTGAATCGCATCAATAGAAACCTGAATTAGTTCATGATACGTGTCGCGTGAAAACGTATAATCTTTTTCAAGATCATCTGCCTCATCAATTTTAGCAATTAACTTTTTTGCGGTTTCTTTGTTATCCACGTTGGAACTCTTTAAATGTCTTATACTCGGTCTTTGGCTTACTTAGTTCTTGATACTTACGAAACGTCTGATACGTCGAAGGAGGGATGAGACCGAGTTTATCACCCGTCACTTTCTTTAACAACATATGTGCAACAAGAACCGTTGCCGGTCCAGTGCCTGGTATTGGAACTGCCGCAAAAGCTCCAAGACCTATCATACGAAGAACATCAGTCGACAACTTAGCCATAGACTTACTAGCCTTTGCTAATGTCTCAGGACTAGGGTTTGTCACCGCAGCTTCAATGTTTTTGAACTCACTATTATACGTATCACTAAACGCTTTAGACATTTTCTCAAGAGACGCTGCTCTATCAGCCTTCTTAAGAGTCAGTGTCTGAGCAAAGAACTTAATTATGCCATCCATAAGGTTAGAGTTATCAGGACCAATAATTTTCCTGAGGCTATCAATAAACCCTTCGTCTAGCATTTCTTCGTTCATTACTCGAATCCGTAATTATAGGTGATATCAATCGTATGTGTATCAGTTGGTACCGTTGCACTCTGTGGATTGACAGACTGAGTAATCGTAAGGTCATTAGTATCCTTAGTTGCATCAGTCGTAAAGTTAACAATAGAGTTAAGAATAACCGACGCGTCAGTGTCTACCCGTGCAAAGATATTTATACGAGCATCAAACATGATAGTATAGATGATCTTACGGTTATTAGTAAAGTCGTTTGCATATGTGTCTTCCTTGGTAACCGAGACCAACCGGAAGATAACCTCGTCAGTAAACGTCTCACCATCAATTGGATAATACGTACGGCGGATCGAAGGTTTAAAGTATGGTATGATCTGCTCAACGATCTGCAGAGCCTCATCTTGGTTTTTCGAATATACGTTCAGCTCAAACGGTATAATATACGGAGCTGGTGCATATATCTTTGTCGGGCTACCGTTCGAGTCAGTAACACGACATACATTATTTTTTGGCAGCTGTCGCAGTGCATCATAGGTCAAAGTACCCGTAATCTCAAAGGACATACGAGGTAGCGATATGGCTACGCGATCATCAGTCAGGTCTGGGTTTTCTTCAAGCCTTGCAAGGAATGACTCACGTGGTGCGTACGCCAGCGGTACCCGCTTTTGGTTTGTCAAGTTACCTGACGTATCCTGACGAGCCGTTGAAATGTTATTAAACATGTCACCGAACAGTGCCACTAGCTTTCGAATATGTGAGTTGTAACTATACTGACCGTACATTAAAAGTCTCCGAACGGATTCGATGCATCAAACGCCGTAATGTCATCTGCTATAGATTCAATATCGTTATTGTCAGAGTAGCGATCTTCAAGAGCAGCCACCTCAGTAACATTCGAGGCAGTTGAGCTTGTTGCACCTACAAGATCAGAACCTGCCGAGAAGATGATAAAGCTAGATGTATCATTCGATACATTCGATACAGTAATCTCATTACCTGAGATCGACTGGATCTCACCGGTGACCGTCGTAGTTCCAACAGTCTGAGACACAGTCTCACCGTCAGCGTAACCAGCAGCGTCAGCTACAGTAACGACATACGTCGATGCATATTCTTTCTCATCGACCCCGATAGCCTCAAGGTCCATCTCTTCACCACTATACTCGAACGGACTGATATTTAGTTTATATACAGGTAGGTTGTTCAACTGATAGAATGGTTTCTCGTGTTCAACGAACGTGATCTCAAACAAAGCTTTGGCAGAGTCAAAGTATACAAGGTCACCTTCTCTTGGTCGAGTCAATGACTCACCGCCATCTGTTACGACCTCTTGAAGCCATCTTGACTTGGATACGACGACTGTTGCTTCATCGCGGATCTCAACACCAAACTTCTGGAACAGGTCAGATCCATCACCGAAGCTTTCATTCTCGATATACATTTCGATTTCATATGCGTCATCGAAACGTGCAAGCTGGTCTTCACCAAAGAGCTTGTCGTGGTTCAACACTTCTCGTGGAATGTAATGAAAGGTTTGGCCGTATATCTTCAACGCCTCAATGATAAGATCCTCATAAAGGCTCTTCTGAGTCGTAACGCCACCGCTTTCTGTAAAGTAAGGATTTATTGCCATATCACTTACCCAATAAAGAAGTCAACAGGAGGTTCGTATCTGTTCTTCACTTCTTGTTCCAATTCAGCCTGACGCTCTTTACCCTCGTTGAATATACTCGAGCCATCCATGGTAACACCGCCGATGAGAGAGACACCATTAAACTTCATGAGGTTCATACCCCACTGCTTTTGGATCAAGGCTGCAGCATACGCTTTTAACCAACGGTCATTCCAGGCCTTTGTTGCTGTATCAGGATCAACGAAACGATAGCCACGTGTTATTAAGTGATCACCAACTTTTACGTCTTTATCCCAGTCGATTTGAAGCGATACCTTGTTTTCATACAGTGAGTATTGGAAGTGATCAACGCCTTGAAAGACGTCATCAAGAAATCCAAGGTACTGTTTAGCTTGAACGTATGTCGTAACACCACCAGAGAATGACAGGTCGAACAGGTCGTTCAAGTGCATTTGGTATTCAATGTTAAACATCCCACTGTCAAAACCAGAACGGTTATTGATAGGAAGGACTTTCGTGATATAAGCAACCTCATTACCAACCGTAATATACTGGTTGTCAATGTCAGTTTGAGTCAATTGAGTCTTAAAGTAACTTTCGACGACAGCGTCACCGTGGAACTCTTGCCAGTACTGAATGGCATCGTCGATACGGTCTTCAACCTGAGCATCGGATACGTTAATTTCCAACACATCCTTACCGAGGAAGCGTAGAACGAATTCTTTAAAGTCAGTACGGTTTGATGGAGTCGCCATGTGTTATCCTTTATGACTATTTATATAACTTTCTCAACCTGCAGTCTAAACGTAACCGAGGCGCTTTTTAATGTGGTTGAACCACCATCATCTGAAAGTTCAAGTAACATAGTACATGAGTCATCGTAATTAGACCCGACAGTATTTTTAAAGATACCATACGTAGTTGAACTGGTCAGAGCCCGCCAACCAAAAGGTAAATCAATAGACGCACTCGCGGGTGAATCTGTAACCGTACCCCTGACGTGATAGTTTCCGGCGTTTTCTACCGGTAAGACCCAGTTATATACATTACTACTATTCGAGTTCGCAGTTCTGAGATAGTCAACTGTACCATCAGATTGTAACCGAATCGTAGATTTTACATCGGCTGTAGTATCAGTGATTGCATCATCAGTAATAGTAGCACTGTCTATACGCACACGATCTCCGCCGAGATGTAGTGTATTAGCCACCATGTGAAGGAGTATACTCATTATACAAAGTTACCTGAAATAATACACTTACTAGCAGTCTCAAATACGACACTCATCATACCGTTAGCTGCCAGCGTGACAGTCGACTCATCCGTACCGTTAAGATACATAGCCAATCCAGACCCACGGTTGATAGTGCGATCCGATGAGCCCGCTGTAATGATGATGACGTCACGGGCAGTAAACGTGGCTGATGGAACTGTAATAGTACCAGTTGCAATAACAACCGAGTTCTCATCGCCTGCACCAAGAGTACTCGATGTGTTCGCTGATGCTGCAGCACGTGCCTGAATAGTATCACCTGCAATATTACCGGTAACAGTCAGATCGTTACCAATCGTTACATCATTCGGAAGACCGACGATAATAGCGGTTCCCTCACCAGATCCACCAGTGACTTCGATCTCATTGGTCGTACCAGCCACAGTAGCAACGTAGTT